GTTCGACACCGTGACAATGGGCGCGGCCAGTCTGGTCGACAAAGCACACCTACGCTCAATCGGGGTCGAGGGCTTGCGCGAGATCCTGAGTATGGGTGGACCAGCAGAAGAAAACCTTATCAAGATGTTCACCTACATCCGGCAGATGCAGACCAACGAAGGAATCACGCTGGTCGACAAAGAAGACACCGTGCAAGCCAACAGCTACACCTTCAGCGGCTTGAGCGACATGATGCTGCAGTTCGCCCAACAGATATCGGGCGCAACGCAGATCCCGCTGGTGCGCCTGATGGGGCAATCGCCTGCAGGGCTTAGCTCGTCGGGCGAGTCGGACTGGCGCAATTACTACGACAACGTCAATGCCCAGCAGGAGAGTCGCCTGCGCTCTGGAATCGAAACCGTCCTCAACATCATGCACCGCAGCATGTACGGCACACCGCCACCTCCCGAGATGACGTTCAAGTTCGCCAGCTTGTGGCAGACCTCGACAAGCGAAAAGGTGGCGAACGCCAAGGCCGGCACCGAAGCCATCATCGCAGCCGCAGACGCAGGACTGATAACGCCGGTCATCGCCATGCAGGAACTCAAGCAGCTGTCCGAAGACACTGGCATGTTCAGCAACATCGACGACGAAGCCATTGCTGAGATGGAGCTAGAGCCGCCAATTCCTGAAGCGCCGGCTCCAGAGCAGCCATCACCAGAAGCCGCGCCTGCTTCCGCGATGGACAAGATCAAGGCGTGGATCAAGGGGTAATTGCCATGCAAGTATTCAATCCGAACAACAACACTGACGTTTTTTGCGTTTACCGGGTCGACCCGGACACCGGGTTGCCCCAGTCCAGCCACACGACCGCCGACGTGTCGTTGCTCAACGTCCCCGGCGTGCTGCCTTACTCGTTCTCGGGCGTACGGGCGAGAGTGACTACCGCCGCCGCGACCCCGGACGTGGTGCAGCCAGTCCCGACCGTGCTGGCCCCGTTCGCGGGCGTTGTGATGAGCGTGGCCAGTGACAACGCGGCGGACACTGACGCAGTCCTGCGGATTAGCGCACTTGGCCCCCGCGGCGTGGCGTTGGCCCCGATTGAGGTGCAGCTAACAGGCACGACCCCGATCCAGCTAGGCACGCTGTCCCGAATCAACAGCATATCGCGCACAGGAGGCGACATTCTGGGGAACGTCCGTATAACCAACGGCGCGGACGTTTATGGGTTCATGGAGCCTGGAGCGCAGATCCAACGATCAGCGACGTTCACAGTCCCAGCCGGTTACAGGATTATGATCGCAGACATCATCGCCGCCATGACAAAGGCAGGCGGCAAAGACTCCACGTGCCTTTTCGAATTGCGGGCCAAGCCGATGGCGTCCTCTGGGTTTGGGTCTGTGATAGATATCTCAGCGTGTCGTGCAGGCAACTCCCAAGTGTCAATCAAGCAGACGTTCGGCACCAGCTCTGTCGGGCCAATTGATTTGCGCATGGTTGCCGTAGCTGACGCAGCTGGAACAGACGTGCAGGCCTACGTCTCGGGCATGCTCGTCAATACGGCGGTGCATCCTTAATGGCTCGCAAACCTCCGTACGCAGCAAGCAGGGCGCAGGAGCGCGAATACTACAGACAGCTCCGCAAGGTAGCGCGGCACGTCGGGCAACTCACTGAGATGTACCAAGACGGCGCAACGCTTCGCCCTGGATATCAACGCGCCATCGTTGCCTACGCTGAGCAGCTCGGGCCTTGGGCAGAAGCCGTCGCCGCGTTCATGCTCGGTAACGTGAGCCGCACCAACGCCAACGCATGGCGAGAGGCGTCGAAGGAGATTGGTCGGCAGCTTCGGGCCGCTCCGCAATTGCCGACGGCACTGGCGCTCCAAGCCGAGCAGGTCAGCTTGATCACCAGCTTACCGATCGACGCAGCAGCAAGAGCGCAGAAGCTGGCGATGGAAGCTGCCACAGGCGGCAAGCGTGCTGATGAGGTCGCCCGAGAGATCGGTCGCACAGGGGAAGTCACAGATTCCAGAGCGATGCTGATTGCAAGGACTGAGGTGGCACGATCCAACGCACTGATCAACCAAGCCCGTTCTGAGAGTGTGGGCAGCACGCATTACATCTGGCGAACTGCAGAGGATAGCGACGTAAGATCCTCGCACGCGCAAATGGAAGGTGTGGTCGTTGCTTGGGCAGAGCCACCGACACTCGATGATGGGACGACGACCCACGCCGGCCAGATCTACAACTGCAGGTGTTTCGCAGAGCCGATCATAAATTAGTGTTGCCTGACACATCGACATCAGGCAAACTTGATTCGCCAATACGTGGGAGACGCGGGTGAAGTATTACACCACCGCTAAGATCAGCGACAGAATCAGCAAGACGCCTGAAGGCTTCCTGTTGTGCGTTGCTGTCCCCGTCGCTCGATCCGGAGAACTCCTGTATCAACCGGGCGAACTCAAAGGTGAAGATGGCAACGAAGTCGTTAAGGCGGGCAAGGACGGCGTGGTGAGAATCAGCCGCACTGCAGCAGACATCTTCGACGAGAGCACCATAGCCTCCTTGGAGGGTAAGTCCGTCACCATCAACCACCCGACAGACTTTGTATCACCCGACAACTGGAAGGAAGTGACCGTAGGCCACATGCAAAACGTGCGGCCCGGCAAAGGCGCAGACGCAAACAAGCTGTTGGCAGACTTCCTGATCAAAGACGCGGCAGGCATCGCTATGATCGAGGCCGGGTTGCGCGAAGTCTCTCTCGGCTATTCAGCCGACTACGAACAACTTGAAGACGGCTATGGCCGTCAAACTAACATCGTGGGCAACCACGTTGCGCTAGTTCGTCGTGGTCGTAATGGCCCCGAGGTAGCAGTCCGGGACTCCGCGCCCGATAATCCCCAAGAGGTACTTAGCATGAAAGACAAATTGCTAAAGCTACTCGGGCGCGCTGTTGACGAAGCGATGCCTGAAGCAGAAGCTGAGGTGGTAGACGCAGTCGATCCGATGGAGGCGCGAATTGCCAAGGTCGAAGAGCTGCTCGCCAAGATCGTCGCAGCCAAAGAAGAGCCTGTCGCAGAAGAAGTTCTCGACGAAGAGCCTGAGTTGGTTGAAGAGCCTGTCGTCGAAGAAGTTGTTGACGAAAAGGCAGCGGCTATGGATGAGCGCCTAGCCGCCATCGAAGCCGCACTGGCCAAGTTGGTTGGTGACGAAGAAGCGCCAGCAGTCGCCTGCGACGCCGAAACTGTCAGCCGTGCAGAGATCCTTGCACCGGGCTTGAAGTCCAAGCATCTGGTCAAAGACTCCCTTGCTGCATTTGGCAAGACCGAAGTTGGCGCACAGATCATGAGCACCTTCGATGGCATGCCAGACGAGGCCAAGTTCCGCGCTTGCGCAGAAGTGATGAAGGCGAAGCGTGCTGCACAGCTCGCGCCTACTCACGACAGTTTCAGCTCGTTTGCCCAAGGGCCGATGACACCTGAAAAACTCAACGAGCGCAACGCTGCTCGCCACTCCAACAAAGGGGCATAACCATGACTTCCTATCTGTTCCGCGCTCCTGCAGGTGTTGCCGGCAGCGTAACCCGTGTAGACCAAACCACCGTAGAACCGGGCCAACTGGCCGCAGTCGGCACCCCGACTGCATTCGGTCAACCTGTTAAGATCGTCGGCGGCGAGTTCGCTCTGATGGGCGCAGGCTCCGCAGCAGCAGACTTCTACGGCGTTCTCAGCCGCATCGCTCCGGCCATCGCTGGCCCAGCAAACGACGACGCCCCGAATGCAGAAGCAATCGCAGGCATCGTTACTCGCGGCTACGTCAACGTCCTTTGCGCAATCGGCACCCCGGTTCGCGGCGGCGCTGTTTACGTTCGTGTTGTCGGCTCTGTTGGCGACTTCGAGGCCACCGCAGATGGCGCTAACAACGTCCTGCTAACTAACGTGACTTGGGCCAGCGATGGCAAAGACGCAGACAACAACGCCGAACTGCGCGTTGCTCGCTAAGGAGATATGAACATGGGCATTAAGACTCAAGACAGCACCTTGGCGTACTACGTCAACCAGCTGGACAACTTCGACCAGCGTTTGCATGAGCCGCTGTTCAGCACCACTTGGGATCGTGACATCAAGTTGCGCTCCGGCATCACCTTGGCCAACGAGTCAACATCCTTCACCCGCGCTCAGATCGCTGGTGCTGGTTCGCAGGGCGCTTCCGGCAAGCCTTGGCTGTCTGGCAACACCAACGCCATCGTAGGCGTAAGCGTCAGCGGCGAGCGCGTTGTTCAGCCTCTGCGCTTGCTTGGTCGTGAGATCAGCTACACCAGCGTTGAGCTTGACCGCTCGCAGCTGTTGGGCCAACCGATCGACGTTAGCAAGCTGTCGGCTTTCAACACCCTGTACCAGATGGACACCGACGAGCAGGTTTATGTTGGTGACACCTCAACTGGCGACCAAGGCTTGGTTAACTCCTCGCAGATCCAAGTTGCCAACGTTACCGGCGTTGCATGGGCCACTGCCACCCCTGCTGTGATTCTTACTCAGGTTAACGAGCTGCTGACCTCGGTTTGGGAAGAGAGCGGTTTTGCCGTTTGCCCTGCTGAACTGCGCATCCCGCCACAGCAGTACGGTTTGCTCAGCACCCGTCTGGTTAGCTCTGCAGGTAACGTTTCTGTGCTGCAGTACTTGGCCCAGAACTCGATCTGCAACAACATCAACGGCAAGCCTCTGAACATCCAGCCGCTCAAGTGGTTGGCTGGCCGTGGCGTTGGTGCTACTGACCGCATGGTTGCCTACACCAACGAAGAAGACTTCGTGCGCTTCCCGATGGTGCCGGTTCGTCGTGAGACTGCCTACTACCAAGGCATCAGCTTCATCGCTCCGTACGTTTGGGCTTACGGTTCGGTTGAGTTCGTTTACCAAGAAACCGTCGGCTACCGCGACGGCATCTAAGGGGAGCTGCCATGAAGATCAACTTCAAGCGGCCAGTCAATGTGAAGGGAAAGGTTCTACGCGGCGTCCATGACGTCGCAGCAGACGCAATCCCAGAAGCTTATCTGGAAGCGTTGGTTGCAGAGGGTCACGTTGACGTAATTGCCGACGAGAAGCCTGCACCCAAGAAGGCTTCTAAGCCTTCCAAGGACGCTGAGTGATGTTTGACAAGGCCGCGTTCCGACAGAACTTTCCGGAGTTTTCCGATACGGCCACTTACCCTGACGCCCAGCTGGATTTCTGGTCGGGCATCGGGGAACTTCTTTTGATTGCAGATCGGTGGAAGGACACCTTCGACTACGGTCTGCAATTGTTCGTCGCGCACAACATCACGTTGGCAGCGCAGAACGAAGCCTCTGCATCAGCAGGCGGCGCACCAGGCGGCACCAACGGCCCCGTCGGAAGCAAGTCCGTCGGAAGTGCCAGTGTTAGCTACGACACCGCAGCCATCATGGAAACGAACGCAGGCGAGTGGAACGCGACCAGCTATGGCCGCACCCTCCTACGTCTTGCGCGCATGATTGGCGCAGGCGGTCTGCAAGTATGAAAGGCGTGAAGATCACGCAAGACCACCTCAAGCGAGTGATGGAAACTTTGCGTGCTATGGAAACCAAAGACTTGCTGGTGGGTATCCCAGCAGGCGAGAACAGCCGCGATGACGGGCCAATCGGCAATGCACAGATTGGCTACATCAACGAGAACGGAAGCCCAGCACAGAA